TATCAGCCATTATTTATTTCCTCCTTAAAATTCGTTGAATTATGTTGCCTTTTTTAGTTGAAGCGATAACGCCGAGATTTTCTATAGTGCCATCTGCCCTCATAATTACCGCTTCAATAGTCACCCTTGGTTTTGTTTTTGCAGTTATCAAAATGCCCCTCCAGTCGCAAGTCCATATTGACTTGCTAATTTTTGACTTATTATAGTTGCAAATTCATTCATACCGTTACTGCCTACGATGGTGCCCTGGTTGATGATCGTTATCGAGGATCCAGCAACCGGATTTCCTCCTGCATAACCAGAAGGCCTGGATGATGTTGCGGCGGCCATCGCTGGTATCGTAGTGGCGTGTATCCCGATACTCATATCGGATCCGAGTCCGCTAATGGCATCTGTGACCAGACCCTTGTTATCTATGATACCATTTGCCAGCCCCTGAACTGTATATCCACCAATTTCTGCCATAACTTTCGAAGGTGATTTTATTCCTAATGGCTTTCTTATAGCATCGGCAATAGAATTAGCGACATTTCGTACAGATTGAAGTAATGCACCCAGTGCATCCATAATTCCATTTTTAAGCCCATTGATAAAATCCTTGCCCCATTGTAATGCCTGGCCTGGTAATCCTTTGATAAAAGAGATGGCAGAATTAAAGCCATTTGAAATAGCAGAACCAATTGTGTTAACTACAGAAATTATGCCATCTTTCAAACTGTTAAAAGCGTTAACACCTAATGTTCTTAAAGTGCCTGGCAGGTTCCGGAAAAAATTAACTACTCCATTAAATATATTTATTGCATCATTAACTAAGGCAGTTACTATTCCTGATATTGCACCTTTAAGCCCGTTCCACGCAGCAATAGCAGTGTTTTTGATTCCATCCCATAAGCTGGCGAACCAATTTTTAAGGTCGGTCCAAAGGTTTATTGCTGTAACTTGCATTTCTACCCAGATTAGGTTTAACAAGTTCGCTATGGCCATTACGGCGCCAGAGAATATCTGTTTTATCCCGTCCCATATCTGGCCGAAGGCCTCCGAAAGGTTACGAAAAATCTTTTCTGCATCAGTTTTTAACTGACCGAAGTTCCCGGTCACCAAATCAAGGATCAGTAACACAGCACCGAGAAAGATGTTTTTAATGACATCCCAAATCCCACCGAATACGTTGCTCAGGCCCTGCATGATTAGGGCCAGACCTTCCTTCAAGGCGTTGAAGATGCCGGTGATAATGGCTACGAATTCATTAACGATGGCCATTATCACCGAGACGATGCCGTTCCATATAGTAGTTGCGACAGTTTTGATCCCATTCCATACAGAAGTTAAGAAATCTTTGATCCCATTCCATACAGAAGTTGAGAAATCTTTGACGCTATTCCATAAGTCAACAACAGTATCATAAATTAAACTTCGGTTACCATCAAACACGCTAAAAATATAATTCCAAAGATTAACAAAGAACTCTTTTACCGTGCTCCAGTTCTTGATCAGTTCATAAACCCCAAAGGCAAGCAATGCAACTGCCGCAATTATAAGTAAAATAGGCCCTAATACAGCCCACGTAGAGGCAGCGAATAGCCAGTTTGCTGCCGTTGCTATGCCTGTGACTACCGCGTGCCCTGCTAATAGTAGGTGGTTAGCTATCAACGCTAGATTATGAGCAAGCACAAACCCTGTCTCTATTACCCAAATAGCACCTAATAAAATAAGTGCTGCTTTAACTAAACCGATGTTGTCCCTCACAAACTTCAAGACATTTGTAATATCATCCAGCACCACTTTAAACAAGCTGGTCTTGCCCTTTGCACCCTCAACCTGTTTGCCAAAGTCGGGTAATAGTTCAGAGACGATCTGCCCAAGGATGCCGATCCATTCCTTGAATTTAGGAACAATAGTATTAACCACGTCCATGATTACTTGCTTAATGTGTGGCATATTATTGTTTATGGTGGTAAGAAAAGAGGTTACTACTGGGAGCAGGCTCCCCGCGATACCAGTAAATACGCCCATAACCTGGTTCTTAGCAATCTCCATTTGACCGCCAAATGTCTTTCCAGCCGCTTCGGCACTACCACCAAACTCTTTCCCTAATTCCGCTAAGATTAGTTTTTGTGCCCCTGCTACGTTCCCTGTTTCAACCATCGCCTTAATGGCTTCTTTTTGGCCTGCTGAAAAGTTGACACCTGCCTTAGAAAGTGCCGTAACCCCTTTTATCGGATCCTGGAGAGCCTTGCCCAGCATAGTTGCGCTTGTTAGGGTATCTTTCCCTAAGGCTTGCGACATATCTAAAGTCGCTTTCAGCGCTTCTGGAAATACCTTTTTGCCTATACTCGTAAAGGTCAGTAGTAAATTCTCGGTGGCAATATTAGTTCCCTTGCCAAACGTAGTTACTTTCCCCTCGGCTTCTGCAAGTTTTATTAATTCGTCCTTTGACATTCCTGCGGCACCGCCGGTACTTTTTAAAACCGCATCCATCTGCGCTAGTCTTCCTTGCGCTGCCGTGGCACCATCTACGATAGCCTTTATCCCCAGCCCCATGCCCAAAATGCCAGCAAGCTTTAAGGCGGCGCCAGCGATACTGGAAAACGACAACCCCATCGACTTGCTAGTTGATTGGCCTTTTTTATCAAACTTGTCTAGTTCGGAATTTGCTCCATTATCTTTCAGCAGGATAGATCCAAACAGCTCGAATAATTGCGTGGTAATCATCTCCTTCCTGCAATAAAAAGGCACCCCTTACGAGGTACCTTGATCCATTGCTTTTATACTTTCGGCATCTTTTAAAACTTCTTCAGCATTAATTTTTTCTACTTTAGGTTTAAATGTTTCCTTTTTAAAATCTTCAAAACTTATAAAGTTTTCATTGCTCATATTAGGATAGATTGCCAGCCATTGTTGCCAGAGTTTATCTTCAAGGTCTTTCTCATACGCGTCAATAAGCAACCGCGTTATCGTTTTTAGCCTTGTTTTTGAGGCCGGGCCTATGCCATAATGGCTATGGAGCAGGTATAGTGTCTGTGAATAACCTACTCCATAGCTTGTGTTAAAAAACCTACTGTCTGTTCATCCTGGAATATTTCTTTTATCGCGTTTATTGTTACCACAAAACTCTGCGCCTTAATTTCCTCGACCGTTTTATCCTCAAATATTGCCACGACCTCAAAAATTTCTTCTTTAATTTTAGCTGAGTTTTTTAGGATGTACATAAACAAGTCAATGCCTATTTCCTCATTGGGCACGTCCTTTTTCCCTTTATTTTCCTTGGCAATTTTCTTTCTGTAACCGTCAATATCCAACTTATCATAAAGTTCCACCACAACCGGGAGCATATCAAAGACCTTTTCTGTGTCAAGCATTTAAACATCTCCTTATTTGTAATAAAAAAAGCACCCGTGTGGGTGCTGGTTACCGATGAATTTAACTTGCCTTTTTGGCTGCTTTTGCTGCTTTCTTTTCTGCGGCTTTTATTTGCCATGGTAGTTCTCCGGCTTTTCTCTTTCTGCGGGTTTCAGCAAGTTGTTCTAATGATCTTGCAGTCTTAGCCTTTGCCCGTTCTAGTTCCGCAGCAAATTGATCTGCTTGGGATATTGGGGCTATTTGTGGAAAGTTTGCTTTATTAGTTTTAATTTCTTCCGCGCTGTGCTTACGTTCAAAGTTGTGGGCACCACACATAGGACAAACCTTTTTCTTCATAAACAGGAAATAAAAAAGATATACAATGCCGCCGACTAGCCAAAGACAGTTAACTATAAACCAGCCAAAACTAAACTTCTTAGTGGGGCTTACATTCTGTCCGCAGTTTTTACAATATTTCATTTTACTCCCACCCCCTTTTCCTTTTATTGTATACCTATTTCAACCTTATTGCAATATGCCGGGCAGGAATATTTAAAATAAAAGCCCCCGGTTAAGGGGGCATAATCTTAGTTGTTGACGACCATCACGATTGGGAATGTAGCCAGCAAACCACCGGCCAGCGACTTGACTCTATCACCATCAATAACAGGTTGAGCATAGGCAATAGTGACCGCCTGCCCTGCTGTTGGGGCCGAGGTGAGGGTGAGCACGATAACAGATAAGTCGTTCGGATCTCTGATAGCCGCCGTGATTGTATCGCCCACGCCCAGCAGACTTGCCGTAAACCCGGTAAATGGAACGGTTGCCGCAACAGTAGCGCTAAAGTCCATCCGAATCTTGCCATCATCCATGATCGGGGCTGCCAGCATGTAGAACGCTGCCAATGATCCAACCTGAGGATAACGAATCTCGTAGGGGCTTATGGTCGGGTTGTTTGGGTCAATACTCCCGGTGAATGTGACGGGTAAAATATTGTCAACGGCATCTTTGTTGGAGAATTTGATTCCGTCACTCGAGAGAGCATTTTTAAGGATAATTATGACCGGTTGCAAACTGCCACTTAATCTGCCTACAATGGCAATATTGTCGATGTAATCGGTCAGGGCTATCTCTGTTTTTCCTGTGATAGTGTCATAACCTGCATTGACAGAGGTATCGACCACGCCCATAAGAGCCATTTTGAGGATGTCAGTAGTGAGCTCGAGAAAATTGACCTTGAGTGTTACATCGGTACTTATGATTCTTGTGAGCGATTTTACCGTACCTTTAAGTCCATCAACTTTTACGTCGCGGGTTTTCACTACTATTTGAAATTCGTTGCCACCTGACGTGGCAGCAATTAACGCCTCGGTTGAAAGCCCATAATTTTTATAGACCGCTCCGGCATCGATCAATAGATTATTTGGTGTGTTGGCTGTAAATCCGATTGTATTCGTGCTGTTTGGCATTTAAAGTCCTCCTATTTTTCATACTTATTTGTAATAAAAAAGCACCCACACAGGGTGCTAGTTCCAATGAATATTTAGTTAGCCAGTTTGTTTATAGTACATGGTAGAAATGTATCTCAGTTCCCTGCGCTGGATATGGATGATCGGATCAGGCAGTACAAGTCTGTACGGCGTGTTCCGGTTGATCGATACATACATAGCCGCATCGTTATATTGCAGACGATTTAGCACCTTGTGAATTGCATCTGCTATGCCCTCGATCTCGGTTATGTCTGTGCCCTTGTCATCCCAGATGGTTACTGAGAGTAGGTTATTATCAGAGAATGTGTTGTTCGGCAGGGAGTTCGGGAATTGAATCTCTGCGTAGGGAAATACCTTTGCCTCGTCTTCGGGATAGTGATCAACGAAACATGGGCAGATCGGTTCAATTAGGGAATTGATCAATGTATATAGATTGAGCATCACTACTCACCGCCTAGCTTGCTTTTATAAAGGTTTTCTGCCACACTTGTAATTTTTGAGATGCTTGCCATTGCACCGGGTTCAAGGTACGGCTGTGCTCTCTGGCCTATTCCCTTTTCGACACATAGGCCATATTTGGCGGCAGGGGTTACACCTACATTGACACCTTCGTCTCCTGGCATCACCTCATAGGTTTCAGACCTTTGTAGGTTGCCGGTTAATACCGGGGTTATACCTTGAACCGTTTCCACCACTAAAGCCCCCACCCCCTGGCAAAACTCCTTTTTGCATAAGCGCATGGCGGCAATTACCTGTGGTAAATTGCTTTTATATTCCATTACATCACCTCTAAGGTCATAACCTCGAAAACATCCCACGCGATGATCTTTTTCACTTCGTGACTGTCTGAGCCGTATTTTAAGATTGTCCCGATCTTGATATCCGCGATATCCTCGATAAAAAACCGCTTAGTAACCGGGATATCATAGCCATACGCCTTAATTAAAAGCTCTTGGCTATACGGCTGCATGTCACAGTCGATGTCTCTTACCCACGCCAGCACCCCCGGGATAGTCACGCCGTTTACTTTTGTGCTCGGCCCCCGGTTCCATACGCCCACGCTATAATTACACAGCACAATTTACACCTGCCATCCTGATGAACGGCGATGGTAAAAGGTCTTTCACACTCTGTTGTAACCCGTCCTCATATGTCCCTGACCTGCTACCCTGCCCAAAACTTTTAATGCCCTCCTGTCCGCGCTTGCGATAGCATAGCACCACGTATTCGATCAGAGCGTCTTCATAGGCTGTAGCAACATCTATGGGGGGTGTGGGGGGGTCTGTAATGGGTACGGCAGGAGCATTCATGTAACTGGTTATCAGAGTAATACCTTTGCGGATATAAACAGCAAGCAGGGCGTCTTTCGTTGTGTCAGTAATGCCTAAAACTGTTTTAATCTCATCATAATCAACAACCATGGCGCACCTCCTTAAAAAAAGGGAAGGGGCAGGCTTACGCCTTACCCCGTTTTTCTTCAACTTCCTGTTCGATCTTTTGGATAACCTCGGCAAACCCCTCTTTCAGGAGTTTGGCCTTTTCCTGTTCGGTTTCCACAAGTCTATGCACATTCAGCTTTTTAAGTTCAAACATTAGACGAGAGCCTCTTTGCAGTTTACAAAGACCGTCGGGAGTTTGTTGTCCAAAATCCACAGGTCGTGATATTTACGGTAGTCAAGTTTCCAAGCATCTGCGGCCTGGTTGGTGGTCGGATCAAAGATCCGCATATTATCGGTCTTGCTGATGGCGATAGGAGTATTGGCAGCGCAGATAATCCAGTTAATAGTTTTGGCGGTGCCAGCGGGAGTAAAGCCACCAACTGTC